TTCAGAACGGTATTCTTTAGGGATGTCATATGTATCACAAAGGTACTCTACTAATTGGCGAAGTGATTCAATTTGAGCATCAGAATACTTGTACCAAAATTTATATCCTTTGTATGGAGTTTCAAGTTCTGTAACATGAGATGGGTTAACTACACCACCTGCATAATTATAATACTTATCTCCTTTCTTTTTTAAGTAACCCCAGTTGCATACTTCAATTCCAATAGATAGTTTGTTGAGGTTGGAATACTTTGCACCATTTCTCACAAAGTCTTCTTGATCAATTCCAAGATGCCACGCCCAATGCTTGGAAGAAAAACATTGTACAATTGTACCATTTTCTCCAATGATAAAAGCAGTAGCGATTCTGGAATCATTTGAATTCCAATATCTGCTAACTCCTTCAGCATTTCCATTTCCTGCCGTGTGGTGTAGATAGATTTGTGTTTTAGGTGAGGGTTCAGTAAAATACTGATTGTCCTTTAAACGAACCTGTCTAATTTCTTGAATGTCTAATTTTTTCATTTTAGTTCTTCTAATTGTTCTTTGCTACGTTTCAAAAACTTTACAAATCTATCCCATACATTTACTCCTGTAACCGAGAAATAGCTTTCATTGATACTTTTGATTTCGGTGAATACGCAGAATGTTGTGAATGCTTTTGTTAACACAAGATCAATTGCAATAAAATGTCCCAACAAATCAGCTACAACGTACTTTTCTAATAGGAAGATACATACGATAGCACCTGAATAAAGTAGGCTCTTGCTGATTGTGTGAGATAATCTTCTACTTCTAATTGATGCCCATCCATTTTTTTTCACGCTTCTCCATATACCGAAAAACGTATCTAAAATAATAAATAGAACTGCAATAATTACTAAAGGTTTTATAGGTGCTAAAATAGTTAGCACAGAGAAAGCAAATATGGACAACTTAGTTTTCATTTTTAATTTTCTTTAAAAATACCTGCAACTTTTTGATGTTAGATGCTTTCGGTTTATAGACTTTTGTTTTTAGAGATACCATCCGATATAGTTATTGTTTGAATCTGGATACATGTCATTGTTTACATTTGCACGGTACTCAGGAAAAATGTCATTATTAAAACTCATATAGCTAATAAATCTTTCTGTGTAGTGTTGAGCAATTGAACGTTCTTTTTCCAATAGATAGTCAACTTCATTTTTATCTACATTCTCAGAATTCTCAGATGAATGCTTGTAAACTCCTTTGTTAGCAATTGTGTAAGCAGCAAAAGGTAAATATTCCACCATTGCCCAATGTATTAGCATTGGTTTAATGTATGTTTCAACAAGTGATTCATAGTTACCTGTCAAGGTATTTGCAATGATATCTGCTTGCAATTTCTCGAATAGTTTAGATCCTAAATAATTTTGAATGTGAATGTCCTGTGCTATCTTGATGAACTGAATGAATTTGTCCGTATCAACATTGCCATTCATTGCAGTGAATTTAACGATGTCTTTTCTTGTTATAAATAGTGCCTCTGCCATTATTTTACGTCTGAAGGTAAGTTTTTATTTTTTGGGCTGAATCCCTTTAAAGGAAGATTGTTTGGGTAGATTGAAACTTCATATGGATTAGTAACTTTAAATCCTTTAACGGAAGCTACACCTGTTCCTATTTGTGCATATCCTTTTTCAGTTTTGTCTAAATCAAGCATGAATGTAACACGTTCCCATTTATGATGGCATCTTGCTCCACCTTTGAAGCGGAAGATATCATAAGTATTAGTACCACGTTCACCGAAGCCTGGATTTACTGCACGCTTGCTCATTGCATCAATATCTTCTTTTCTGAATAATCTAGATTGGTTACTCATCATTGCTTTGCAAAATGCTCGATCGGGTGTTTTGTTACCTGTGTATCGGTAACGAACTTTAAAGTATTTTAAATCCCCAACTTTTTTATCTTGTGAACTTTTTTCATTTGGTTTTGGACTTCCTGTTTGCACAAGGTTAATAATCTTGCTTAAAACAGATTGCTTAGGCTCTAAATCCTTTTCTGCTTGGATTAATTGTAAATCTAATTCTTCATCATTGTCAGATGTATCTCTAACATCAACTTCAATCCATTCTTCAGAGATTTGATTTGCATCTACCTGAATAAAGATATCTTCTAAGTTTTCTTCTGCTGATAAATGTTGGTATAACATTTCAGCAGGTAGATCACTTCCACCTGTTTCATCAGGTAATCCAACGATGCTTCTAATTTCATTAGGAGTAAGTGTTTCAATTACTTTGTTTGCCACTAATGGAGAAAGGTTATTAATCGAATCAAGCAATCTTCTCTTCTCATTATTAGTAGTTAAGTCTCCACTAGAATCCAAAGGATTTAAAGAATCAAAATAAAGTTTAAGTGATATCTGATTATAGTGTAATATCTGTTCAAATGCTTGGATCAATTCTTGCTGGTATGGCTTGATTACCATGTTTTCAAATAAGATTTGTGAATTTCTTAGTTCATCAGCATTACTTGAAAATCCATTAGATGAAGCAACTCCAAATAACAAAGGAGAAGTAACATTATGTCCAAGCATAATCTTGCGTAAGCACTCTTCAGAAAGATATGTATAATGTTCTGGAGCATCATTTAATGGAATATCTTCAACAGTTGTCTTAGATTCTGCATTGTCATTAAATGCCACGATTACTTTTTGCCCTCTAGATCCTGTTAGTTTACTTAATACCTTTGATGTTATGATTGATTGTTGCTCTTCAGTAGGTACTCCATTGTTGAAGTTTACAACCTTAGTCCCAGAGAATCCATTTTGCACTTCATTAATCAAATAGTCTGCGATCTCTTCCTCAAGTAATGCATATGGTAAAGCCCCTTGGTAGTCAGGGTACGCATAGTACTTCATTCCAACTGCATATGGTTTACAGAATAGAATCTCTATTTTCTCTTTTGAAGAACCGAATGCAGGAATGCGTTTAGGTTCGAATGCTTTTGTATCAGTCCAATCGTCTGAATAGTAATATCCTTCGATTTCTCCATCTTTATTGCATTTCTCAGCACGAAGTAAGTTAACAGGCATATGGTATGCCTTTAGAATCTTATCATGCTTTTCATTGTAATGTATCTGGATAGCAAACTGCCCTAACATCTTTCTATCGATGATCATTTTACGAATACAATCCTCATTTAATAGTGCCATCATCTGAGCATACTCATTTGGCTTGCGGTTTGCATCTAATGCACTTAATCCTTTTCCATAAACTAATCTAGCAACGTTATTGATTATTGCTGAATTTGTTGTGGAGTTCGTGTATCTATCGATCAAGAATGAATAGAAATTATTGTCATCCCCAAAATCAACCCAATTATCTCTTTTAGATTCTTGAATTGTGGGAGTTGTATAAGCCGATAGACTTAAAATATGTACGTTATCACTCATATACTATGAATTCGTTGGATGTTGTATTCGAAATGTATTGTCCGTTATTTACAGAGAATGTTGCTATTGGTTGATCTGTGCAAAATAATTTATCTTTATACACTACTGTATTGCCATTTAATAGTAGTAAAGTGTACATGTGACCTTCAATTAAATTGAATTCTGCTTCAATCGTGTTCACATAACTATTAGCACTTAATGTGATGATATCAACTATCTCAGTAACGTTGGTTTGTTCATCCGTAATTTTCATTGTCCCTATTGCAGAACTTCTAGGAATAAAACTGAATGTTTGTGCTGAAGTAGATGTTGTTAGTACGATCATATCTATTAAACGACAAAAGAAAGAAAACGTTTTAAAATAGAAAAGGGTAACCGAAGCTACCCTAATCACGCTATGAAAAAGTATTACTATTAATTAACGATAGTAGCAGTCCCGAATACATCACCAGCACCACCTGCTAAATCTGCTTCAGTAGCACAATCTAACAAGTTAGCTAGCAATTTCTCAGTTCCAACAAAAGTCAAAGTGTATCCGTTTAAGTCACCCATTGCAGTACCATTAGATACATTGGCAGTAGTTAACTCCATTCCATGCTCTAAACCTGCAAGGAAGAACTGGTTGTTACGGTTTTTGATAACGATGTTTGGACGTCCGTAAGAAAGCAACTTAACATTTTTGTGTGTAGCAGCATCTTGTTTTTTAAGGATCACAGACAAAGTTTGCTCAACAAAAGATGTTCCATTCTCACGAGATGAAGTAATCACCTGATCAAATGAGTTAGTTCCTTTTAATTCATATTTGTACAATGAAGTTACATTAGCAACTGCTTCAATTGTATCTGTTCCTGTTACATAAGTAACATCTGTTGGGTAAGAGTAATCTCCGTAGTTAATGAAGTAGATAGCATCAATGCCTCCCACAGCATCTTTACATACTTCAAGTCTACCGTTTGCAATATCACAAGCCATTTTTTTATATTTTATAAGTTAAACAAAAAAGGGAAGGCATTTGACCTCCCCTTTCAATTAGTTTCTGTTAATATTAGTTAGCAGAGTTTGTGATTCCGTAAGTTACCATATCTTCAGCAAATCCGTATTTCGCATCTGCAGTGAAACGCATTACCACTCGGACATTTTCTGATCCGTCCAAATCTGCTAAGTCAATCACTTTAACTTGGTTCATATCGTTTAAAAGTCCTGTTGCGAAGTGAAGGTTAGAAGTTGTAGTAGCAATACCTGTGTTAGCAGCCAAACCGTTTGCCATGAAGATAGGAGTACCATCGAATGACAAAGAACCGTTTGTATACCATTGAGTTCCCATATTGTTTGTACCATTAGCACCTAAACCTGATGCACCAAATCCACCCAAAGCACGAATATATGCTTTAACGATGTTTTGAGATAAGTACAATTTCAAGTCTGGTTGTCCGTACATACGAGCAGGAATAGCGTCTACCAATTTGCCGATCTCTGCAACAACATTAGCGGCAGTTACCGTAGTTCCAGCAACTTCTTGAGCAGCAGGTAAAGCAGCATCAGCAGCGATTTGTGTAGAGATACCATCGAATTGACCAGCAGTTGCATTAGCACCTGTCCAGATTGTTGTTTCCATAGAAGCAGCAACTTTGTCAGCAACGTATCCGATTAAGTAATCAGAGAAAGATTTAGGAAGTACATCAAATGCAGAGTAACCCATCTCATTTGCTTGCCATGTAGAATGAAAGTCTTTTTTACACAATTGTAAGTTTACTTGGAATTCTTCTGGTTGAAGAACTTTCTCAGTTAAAGTAACTGTAGATGTAGCGGTGAAATCGCAAGATGCATTTTTCACGATATCATCTGTACCTACTTTTTGAATTACTTGTTTGTATTTAACGTTCGGGTGAATAGTTAAACCACCTTGCTCTAATGTTGGAGCAGATAATAATGCAGCAGCAATGTATTTACCTGCGAACTCACCTGCGTAAGTTGTTGTAATGCTTGTTGTAGTTGGCATTGTTTAAAATTTAATTAGTTAATA